GAATTACTCCTAAAAACAAAGGGATTGAAACCTCTAAGATTGGTTTTCACTATGACTTGATTATCTTTGATGATATAGTCTCCGACAAGAATGTAACTACAAAGGCCCAAATGGATAAGGTTGCCGATTGTTACAAGAAATCTCTTTCTCTCTTAGTACCTGGGGGTGAGATTGTGATGGTTGGAACCAGGTGGCATTTTGGGGATTTGTATGGTAGGCTGCTGGCGGAGAATGAAGAGAATGAGTTATTTGATGTCTTTATAAAGAAGTCTAAAAAGGATGGTAAATATCTCTTTGATAACATTGGAGAACACAGTCTTACAAAAGCGAGATTGGATTTACTCAGGAGGCAGCAGGGTTCTTATGTCTTTAGCTGTCTTTACCAAAACTCACCTGTTGATGATGAAACTGCTATCTTTAAAGCCAGGGATTTTGCTTTTGCGGAGGTTAAGACTACAGATTTGTATATTACAGCCACTATTGACCCTGCTGGTGAGGGTGAGGATATGACAGCCATAACCGTCGTAGGGACTGACCACCAGATGAATATGTATCTTTTAGAGATTATCAACGAGAAGATGGTTCCCTCGCAGATGATTGATAAAGTTATAAACCTCCACTATAAGTATAAATTCAAGATATTTGGTATAGAAACCAATTTCTTCAGGGGAATGTTGAAGTTGGAATTGGAGAGACGGAGGCAAGAGGAACATAAAGAAAGCCCTGAGAAATTCCCATTGTTTGGGATACACGAGTTTCTTGCTGCCTCAAGGCGTGGGGAGAATAAGCACTCAAGAATCAGAGGTTTACAGCCTTACCACGAAAGGGGTGCGATTAAGTTTCCTGGGAAGAAGCTGGAGTTATTAACAGGGGTATTCTCAGAGCTTGCTTACCAAATGCTTCAGTTCCCCCATTCAGCCCACGATGATATCTTAGACAGTTTGGCTTACCACCTGCCTTTGGTTCGTAAGGGCGGAGTTGCCAAAGAAAAGGGTGTGCCTCATATGTCTCCCGCCTGGCTTGAGCTTCAGGCGATGAACAGGGAGATTGGCAGGAATAATAAGCTACCGAGAAGAATAAGACGGTATGTGGCACCATTATCTTTAAGTTAGATGAGAAAATTTTATGTTACCTGCCCTCTTTGTGATGGAGGAGGAAATATTAGATTTGATGAAAATGGTAAAATAATTGATTATCGTGGTTCTATGTATTTTTATCCAAAGAAAGGTAAGGTGAAGAATGGCAAGAGGCAGACCAAAAAAGGTAGTGAAGGAAGCACCTGAACCTACTCCAGCTCCAGCATCAACTGATGTGGCTAAGACTAAGTTAATGGATGGAATGTCAGTTCAGGACGCAGAAGTAAAAGAGAAATAAATGAGTTTGATTTTTTTCTTAGTACGATATTTTCAGGGGTTCGAGCTTTTTGATTTTGATTGGATTGTATTTTTGGCTTTAGTCGATTTAGATATTATTGCCTTCTGCTTATTTACAAGTTGGATTAGAAGAATACGGAGGGGCTGGTGAATTATGCTGATGCCCTTCTCAAATATGGCAGGTTAGCATTAGCGACTGGAAAGAAATTGATTTTTGTTCCTATCAGGCGTGAAAGAGAAGGCAAGATGGCTTGGAAGATATATTTGCAGTCAATAGTTTGTGAAGGAGAGGAAGATATAAGAGATTTTGAAGACGATATAGTTTAATCGTCTGGTCAGAGACTAAGGGCGATTGCGTCTAATCCCGCTTTTGTCGTCAAGGGATTATGGCGTAGTCGCCTTTTTAATTGGAGATAAAATGTTAAATATTAAATCAGATGAAGTGCAGAGATGGCGGGTGGAGATTGAATTGGCGGAGGAGTTCCGCAAAAAGAATTTCGGTGTCTATGAAGGCTCTATTGCCAGGGGTGCAGGGGAGAACCTTGAATATTATGAGAGAGGGGATATAGCCTCTGGAACAATCAGCCAGGGAGTAGAAGAGAGACCTTATACCGCCACGCTTAATCTGGTTTACACAGTCGCCAAGACGGTAGTGCCCGCCCTTTATTACCGTAACCCCAGAGTTTTAGCTTTCCCCAAGCGTAAGCAGGATGAGGATTCCGCACCCATAGCCGCAAATCTTCTTAACCACTATTTCAATGAACTCAATATCAAAGAGACTAACCAGTTGGTTATCTTAGATGCCTTTCTTTTGGGCATAGGTATATCAAAGATAGGCTATGCAACTCAATTTGGTATGGATATTCCTGATGAAGATGAAGTAAAAAGACGGGAGAAAAGTAAAACAAGAAAGATTTTAGAGTCTTTAGGTTTTAAGAAACCCCAGAAGGAAGAGAAGAAACAGAATGTAGAGCTTCAGGAGAACATAATCGCCGAGAATCCCTATGTTATCTATGTAAATCCCTTTAATTTTCTCATTGACCCAAGAGCCACATCAATCTATGACGCACAATGGGTGGCACATAAGATTATAAAGACTTTAGATGAGGTCAAGAAAAACAAGAACTTCAAGAATACTGGTAATTTAAAAGGTCAAGACCCAGTAAACTCCATTCTTAAAGATGTCCCTACTGCCGAACTTGACAGATTCAAGACTATTGACCTTTATGAAATCCATTATAAGACCGATGAAGGAATGAATATCCTGATTATAGCTAAAGACGGGCAGAGGTATGAGTATTTATTCCACGATAAGTCAATTTACGAGATGGACGGTTTCCAATTTGAGCTTTTAAGTTTTAATAAGCACGGTCATAAGCTCTATCCGAAGTCTGATGTGGATATTGTGAAGAGTTTGCAGGACAGATTAACTATGTCATTTGATTCTATCTTAGACCAGGTGGATAAATTCGTGGAAAAGTTGGGAGTTGATGAGACAGGGCTTACCGAACAGGGAAAACTTGCTCTTACAGACGGTCAATTAGGCTCAATAGTCTATACTAACCGAGACCCGAATACAGTTATGCGGGAAACCAAGTTTATCCAGCTAAAAGCTGATATGCTTACCCTTGTAAATCAGATTGTGGACATAATTATCTTAGAAAGTGGTCTTACAAGGGCACAACTTACAGGTTTAACCACCGCAGAGACCGCAACAGAGGCTCAAATAGGTCAGGGAGGGGCAAATCTTAGGCTTTTTGCCAGGGCAGACGCAGTTCAGGACTTCTCCAACCGCCAAGCAAGGAAATTGTGGCAGGTAATCAGGCAATTCGTGGATTTAGAGAATATTGAGATAATAACAGGCGAGGAGGGGACAGATGAGCAGGGAATACCCAAGTTTCAATGGCTTGCAGACACTCAACAGATAAATTCTGAGACTTTGGCTAAGGCAGAATTGAGATTTAAGATAGAAGTCGGCTCAACGCAGAAGCCTGATGTGGCAGTAGTGAGAAAAGAGTGGGAGAACTTCATAAATATTATGGCTCGCACAGATGTTGTCGCCTTAATGCAACAGCAGGGTGATTTTATACATATTGCCGAGCTTATTAGGCTCTATTTGAAGCAGTTTCCTGAACTTATTATTGATACGGGAAGAATAATCAAACGAATAGGTCAGCAGACCGCAGGCACTCTTCCTCCAGAGGCAATGATGGCTCATTTGGCTAAGTTAACACCAGGTGGAGGCCCAGGACAGGCGGGAATAAATGAAAACTTAAGGCGTGCTCCTACTCCTACGCCTACATCTATGGCTGAACAGGTAGGCGGAGAGGCAGGTGCCCTATGATTTGGGATGATTATGGTCTTAGCAGGAAAGATTGGGATGAGATGAATATGGATGAGTTCCACAAAAATATGAACGATTGGAATATTAAAACTTACGGGGAAACGATTGAAGAAGGCGATAAGCGAGTTGAGAAATGGTGGAATGAACATCCTGAGATGATGATAGTGGCTAAAAAGATAGCGGGGTTAATCTGATGAATGAAAAGAATGAAGAGAAAGATGTAATTGAGATTATTAAAAAGATGGGTGAATTTATGAGAAATACAAATGAGATGATTGCTTCTTTAAGATTAAGAACTGATAATCTTCAAGTTGATTTAGATAAAGTTAAGAAAGAATTAAAAAAGGAGAATAGAATTGAGCACTTACTTTCCTAAGAAATCACACCACGGCTATTTTGATAAAACATTTCAGAAGCATTTTTACGATAAGAAAGAGAAAGAAGTTTATATGAAGAAGCACGGCTTCGTAGAGGGCGACCCAGCAAGCAAGGCACATACAAAACGGGTTAGGGATTTTGTAGCATACTGCAAAGAAGAGAGACGGAAAAATTCTGAGTTTAAATATAAAGGTGCATATCCGGATTAGGGAGGTGAAAATGAGGAAGTTATTTATTTTAATAATGTTATTTTGCTTTATTCCACAGGCATTTGCGGGAAATGTTCGACAAGCGGGTTACGCCTATACACCCGTGCATAAGACCTGGAACTCTACTTCTGCGGGTACGGTGAGTGGATTGGCGGTCTGGACACCACCAAGCGGAGAAAGAATCGTCCTTTTGGGAGTGGCATTTTCTTCCGAGACGGCAATGGAGTTTACCATTGAGACAGATATTGTTTGGGGCAATTTAGGACAAACTCAAATGGATACCGCTACTATTATTGTTCCCGTAATCTCTTGTGCGGAAAGTGGAATAGTAACTGTGGGCAATGGAACTCCTATTTGGAAAGGGACGGCAGACCAGATATTGTATTTAGGAACTTTTGGTGATTTTGGAGAATTCCACGATAGGTCTTTACTATTGTGGGGGTATGAAGATTGAGTTTAGAGGAGGTGAATAAGAATGGCACGTCAGCAAAGAACCGATAAGAATTTAGGTGGCACAAGAATCGGTGGCAAAGTTCCTGCAAAGACACCCAGAAGTTATGAGTCGCATCCAGGAGGCGGGGCGAAGTATAGCGTAGGCCCATATCGGGCTAATAAAACTACGCCAGCACAGAGAAGCAGAGATAATAACCCCTTAAAACGAAGGGCAAGATGAACCCAAAATATCGCCGTTTAAAAACTTCAACATTGCCTCATTTTGGATTTGGAAGGAGGAGTAATGCCAGGAAAAGGGTGCAGGAAGCACACACCAATCGTCTCAAAAAAGCAAAGAGGCTTATTCGGAGCTGAGTTAGCCCGAAGAAAGGCGGGAAAGCAGAGGCGAATGGGAAGTATTAAAACTGCTGAATTGAGACGGCATTTAAAAGAATCAAAAGGTAAGAAATTACCTCAACAGGTAAAAGGAGTTTAGTATGCCAAAGTTACGCACTGAAGCAAAGAGGCAGAAAACAAGAAGGGATAGGAGTCCGACACTGCGGACTGAGAAACCAAAGGGGAATAAATACAAACTTGCCAAAGACACATTTTCCCGTTCTGTTTTAGGAGCTTAAATGGCTACTTTAAAAGATGCAATAGAAGAACAGATGGCACGCTTAAGTTTGGAGGATAATCCAGCAGTGCCTTTAAACGATACTGAGACCAGAAATCTTCTTCAGGCGTTTCTCTATATTCTCAATGCTTATATN